GTCAGCGGCCGGTGGGCTTGCAGTCCTATTCACTGTTATCGGTGGTGCCCTAAGCACCCTTGCATCTGTAGCGTTGTTTAAGTTTGGCTTCGGAGGAACCGCCGCTGTTGGTGGCGTGATGAGCAAAGTGCTAGGGCTTGTTGGTCGTCTAGCGCCTGGGTTTATGTTCCTTGGAACAAAGATTATCCCAGTCATCGGTTGGATTCTTGCGATTGCGCAGGCTTTGGCTTACTTGATGAAGCACCCATTCAACGTTGGTAAATTCTTTGGCGCTGTTATGGCTTTTGTTCAGTACAAGTTCTTCCCATGGCTTATGAATGCGTTGGCTAACGGTTTCATTGCTGCACTTACAGCGTGGCAGAACTTCATGAATAACATCGTGTATATCGTGACTCACCCCGTTCAAGACATGTCAAGCATCTATAAGAGCGTCACTGGTTGGTTTCAGAAGGAACAAGCTGGATTCGCTCAGGGTTATCGAGCTGGAATGCCGCAAGTTGACACGCGTCCTGTCGATATTCACACCCATGTTCATCTTGATAGCCGACAGATTGCGCATGGAGTCACTCGCGTGATTAACCAGGGTGCAGCGAGAGCGCTTCGCACAACTGGCGGAACGCGTAACTCGCCGTATCTACCGGCTGTCGGTATTGCAGGAGCTCACCACTAATGCCTGTGACACCTAGTCACTTTACGTTTAAGCTTGACCAGGTTGAACTTCAAAACTTTGAAGTACCTGCGGAATTTGAAATTGGCCATGAGCTTCAACTCGCGGTTCACAAATATATTTCTGAGAGTGGCCAGCCAGTTATCAAAGTCCATAACATGGGCGCCTTTCCGATTCCAACGAATTGGACCGGTATCCTATATGGGCAGAATGCTCTGCCGCGCCATCAAACACTTGACCGTCTCTGCTGCGCACAACAGCCAATTACATGGCAGTACGGACCTTTGCAGTACACCGTCGTTATTCAGAAGTATGTCGCGAAGGTCTTCTATCAAAGCGAAGTTCACTATACGATTGACCTCGTTGTAATCACCGATAATAATGGAGCGACACCGCTACCTAGTCTCACAATCACAGTAGACACTACAGCTCAATCGGCTCTGTCAACTGCAAACACCGCGGTATTGACTACGCCAGCTGTGCCTCAGAATATCATCAACGAGTCTAATCAGCTTAATGCGGCGATTCAGGCGGCGTATCCGCTTGGAAACGCCGCATATCTTGAAATTCTCGCTATCGTCGAACTCGTAAAGGCTGTAATTGCGTCGACTCAGATTTTCGTAGGTCCACTTGAAGCCACTGCAACAAGTGAAACTGACCTTACGACGCTTAGCAATATGTTCAATGCGATGCAAGCTTGGGGCGTTGTTCTCGCGAACTTAGTCCTGCTTCTTGGTCAGAGTCCGTCTCCAACTACCTTTACAGCGCAAGCAGGTTCGAATTTGTTCGATGTTGCATCCCAGTTCTACCCAAATGCAGACTTGCCAACAGCAGTTGCAGCTCTTGCAGCGGCGAACAATATGACTGACAACTTTATCTACGCACCAACTCAGCTTGTTATTCCGCCGTTGTTCGAATAATGCCTTCAATTGCGCCAGCACCAACGCCAGTATTCTCAACGCCTCGCTTCAAAGCGTACGTTAATGGTCAGTATGTTGAATCGAATAAGATTACTGTTACTCAAACAGCGTACAGCGTTGCGGATACCGTAACACTAGATACGAGTCTGTGGGACCAGAATATCGATTGGGGCGCTTTGACACAGAAATTTGCGGAGAAGAACCCGCCCCAGACAGTTCCATTCACTATTCGGGTAGCGCAAGAAACACAGGGACATGTGGTCGCAGAGAATCAACTATTCTTTGGATTCCTCGATGACCTTGTTGCTATTCACGAAGAGGATATACTCACGTTTTCAGCTCGTGGTATTTTGTCGCTTATGGCTGACCAGCGCATTACAGCTCGTGCCGATATGAACGTTTCGGTAGATAAAGCTATTGCGCAACTCATCACAAAGTATGTTCCTGGTGTCACTGTGAAGGTTGATTCGCATCTACCTGATGGTTCGCTGCCGCCTACAGTCGGTAAAGTGCTTCAAGCAGACTTCGTGTCTACGGCGCGTAATATGATGCTCCTTGAGTACGTAGAAGCTCTTGCAGTTTATTGCGGTTGGAAGATTCGTGCTCAGAACTCAACAGTTTATGTAGGTGCGCAATCTACTAACCCATTCGTATTCAAAATGAATTGGAAATCTAACGCGGGTATGAAGTGTCGCGTTACGCATGCAGCTCTGCACGCTCATGATGTTAAGGTAAAGGTTATTAGTTACATTCCGAAGCAAAAAGCTAAGACGATTGCTAACAGTCAACCATCGGCAGCTGACCTTGCGTATTATTCGCTCATTGGTGTAACACCTCTTCCGTCGCCAGCCGCGAAGCCTCGTTCATCTGGCGGACGTCGTTTGACAGGTTCATCTTCTGTCGGCGCAGTTAGTGTTAACAACGAGGAATACATTGAGCACATTCCTGGCCTAACGCCAGAGCAGTGCCTGTCCATTGCGAATGCGCTGCGCGACGAAATCAGTGCACATGAATTTGTGATGGAACTTGAATGGTCACCAACTGGCGATGATTTGACTAAGTGGGTGCAGAATGCCCCGAATGTTGCTATCGTTATGAGTGGACTTGCAATGGCGTCAATGAACGGTGTTTATTATCCACGCAAGCTCGATTGGACATACGACGTTGGGTCTGGAGCGTATTCTCTTCTTGCAACGTGCGTGAATCACCCAATTCCAGTACCACAGGGGAACGTATAATGTCTGACAGTAACATCCGAGATATGTTCCAACATACCAAGATAGCGTCTCAGCAAGGTCATACCCAATTGATGGTCACCTTTGGTGAATTGTCAGCGTATGACCCTGCGACGAATTGTGGTAAGTTTAAGCTTCCACTGCATCGTGACCCAGTAACTGATCTGCCAATAGAAACTGGTTTCATTCAACTTGGAACTCCGTTCGCTGGACCTAAAATCGGTATGCAGTTTCCGCCTGTACTCGACGCACAGGCTCTTGTTGTTTACATTGACTTGGGACGTGTGTATCCGGTTGCGGCTGTGTTCATGTGCAACGACGTCGACACACCTCCATTTACGGACGGCAAGTCGGCTGGATGGCTTGATGGGAAAGGTAACTTCGTCAAGACCACTCAAGATGGTTCGTCTCCTGGAGATGGTCTTGGTGGGACTCGTATGGGTGGCGGCGATTACGCAAGTATCAAAGTTGCGACTCTGCTTGAACTCGCAGCTGAGGGTTTGCCGGCTGGGGACAATGCCGTGATTCGTAAGAAGGACCTAGTAACTTACGTAACCAACATTTTCAACAATCACACGCACACGTACAATCCTGGTGGAGGAGGACCGACTCAGACTGGAGGACCGTCTGCGTCGATGAGCCCAGCAGGTTCTACTAAGGTGAAGGCGGCGGACTAACCCCGTCGAAGGCTATACGGAATGGCTGATTTGTCACTACCTTGGGGCGGAGACCTGTCCCTAGATGCTACAGGCGACCTTGCAACCGTTGATGGAGCGGCTGAGCTTCAACAGCGTGTTATTCGTCGTTTCTTGACAAACGCGGTCCAGACAGATTTGAATGGGAATGTAACGTCTCCACCTGACTACATATTCCAGCCGCAGTACGGCGGAAACGCTCGTCTATATGTGGATAAGAACTCCGACGAAGAGACTGTGCAGGCTATTCAGCAGCGTTTGCAGCAACAAATTTCGCAGGAGGCTGAAGTGGCCGTTACGCCAGCTCCTGTTATAAGTGTAGACACAAAGACACTACCAGACGGTATCATTGTGAATGCTCAGGTAGCACTCGCGAATGGTCAAGTGATTGCGATTCCGGAGCTTGAGGTTACTAGATAATGCCACTACCGGTACAAACGTTTAATTCGTACCTGCAGAACATGATTGCAACGTTGGTGAACAACACGCCAAACGTTACGAATTTGCGTCCTGGTTCTGTTGCCTACGCTCTGCTCCAAGCAGTCACTGGTAACAGCATTACGCTTCAGCAGCTCATCGCGCATGTGTATAACATCGCTCGTCTTGCAACATCTACTGATATAGACGTCGATTCATACGTCGCTGACTACGGTCTCGCCAGAGACGCAGCTACATTTTCGAGTGTTCATGTACAAGTTACTCGCCTCATTATAGGCGTTGACGTATTCATTCCCGTTGGAGCGGTTGTTCAGACGCTCAGCGGTATTCAGTTCATTGTAGTTGCCGATCCAACAAACATCAATTATCAGATTAGCCAGAACGCGTATTTGTGTACATCATCTTTCGCAACGGTAGACGTAACAACAGTTGCAGCCATAGCTGGAACAAGCGGAAACGTTGCGGCGCATACAATTGTACAGATTGTATCTGGCGTCTTTGGTTTTAACTCAGTTGATAACTCGGCTCCAGGGACTGGCGGTTCAAATCAAGAAACAGATGCTGCGCTTAAAGCGCGGTTCACGTTGTACATTCAGTCCCTTGGTAAGGGAACGATTGCAGCTATCGACGCAGCCATTGAGGGTGTTCAAGCCGGACTTACGTTCACAAATAACGACCAGTTGTACTTCACTGGTCTCGACTGGCCAGGTGGATTCACAATTGTGGTTGACGATGGCACAGGGGCAATTCCAACACCTACACTCGATGCCATCTCCGCAGCCATTGCTCCAGTCAAAGCAGATGGAATCGGTTACGCGGTACTCGCTCCAGTAAATACGCCTATCAATGTTACTGCTACAGTTGTTCATCATGTAGGTTCGAATCCTGTAACAGTACAAGCAGCGGTTGTGGCAGCTATTACGAACTACATCAATACTCCCGGGGTAGGCGTGAACGTTGTATATGCTGCGCTTGCAACAGTTATTGCCGGTGTACCCAACGTAGACTCGACGACTTTGTTGCAAGTCAATGGTGGAGTGATTGATATTCCGATTGATTTCAAGCATCTGGCTCGTGCAAACACTATTACGGTGACGGTGATTTAATGGCTAGCTTTCAGTATGCACTGAAGGTCGCTGATTCGTCTGGCAACCCACTGCCAAACGTTAACATTGATATTTATCCTCACGGTGCTCCTCAGATTCTTGGAAACATTGTAGCTTCAGGAATAACTGACGCTGCTGGCTTCGTTCAACCGCCCGCTGTACTCGACATAGGCTCATCGTACGATTTTACAACCACATCAGTTCTTATGCCATCGGGGACGTTCACAGCGCCTAATCCCGTGGTTGGGACGTTTGCGCTTGTCCCTGGACCTCCAGGAGCGCCTGGAGTAGGTCTTAACTGGACTGGAGCGTGGTCAGGAGCAACTGCCTATCACGTTGATGACGCGGTTTCGTTGAGCGGCTCATCCTATGTTTGCATTCTTGCGCACACGAATCATACACCACCGAATGCAACGTACTGGAATGTGCTCGCCGCAGCCGGTGCTCCAGGAGCGTCTACCCTCGCTGCGCTTACTGACGTCGCTCTATCTGGACTTGCGAACGGCAATATCCTCGCATATAATTCCGGTACAAGCAAATGGGATAACGTAGGTCCTACACTTGTAGCTGATAACGATGTGCTTATTACAGCGCCTGCAAATAACGACGTATTGACGTACGAAACATCTTCGACTAAGTGGAAAAACAAACCAGCATCTGGCGGAGGTGGTTCAACTCGTACGCATTTGACAGTAACAGGGACAGCGGGCATCACAAAAACTGTGCAGTCTGATGGTTCGTATATTCTTAATTGGGTATCTGGCGGAACAGAACTTGAAGCTAACGAGAGCCCAATCACGATTGCAGCTCCACTTCAAATGTTTGTCCTTAGTTCATGGGTAAAAGTTGATACTAGCGTAGGAAATGAATCACCCGGCGTTGGTGTTCAGAATAGCACAATTGGCGGATATATCTGGTTCCTCAATAATGGCCAAGCTGTTGCATATGCATATACTGGTGACGCTTTCACAACAGGTGCGCTAACTTACCGTGGACCACTATACTCAGCAGGATTGACAGATACAGCCGCGAATCGTTGGTCGTTCATTGAGTTGTGCATGGTAATTGTTGATTCGACACATATTATGTTTATTCTTCGCGCACCAGGTCAGATTGCTGACCGTTCGTTCACAGATACGTCGGGTCCTGACTGGACGGCTGTGACTTTGCTTCGAGTAGGTTTGTTTGCTAATATTAACGGTTCAGATGCCCACTATGCAGCGCCGAGCGTGCTCGCCGGTGACTTGTATCATTACCCAGGACAAATTTCATAATGGCTAACTTCGCCTATCAGTTCGTACTTGAGGACTTCAACGGTAACCCGCTGCAAGGTGTCGTTGTTACGTTCTATCCACACGGTCTTGCGCATATTCCTGGTAACGTCGCTGGAGTTGCAACAACTGATATCAATGGCCGTACGTCGCCTGTATCGCTCGCTATTGGAACAGCGTATGACTTCGTCACATCGTCTAGTGCAATGCCAACGGGTGAACTTACAACACCGCTTCCATCCGAAGTCATTCTCATTGCAGGACCTCCAGGTGTAGCTGGACCTGCGGGATTGACTGGTGCTACTGGAAGTGTTGGACCGGTTGGTCCTGGCGGACCAGCGGGACCTCCTGGACCTCCAGGTCCTGGCGGAAGTGTTCTTGCACCTCGTACTAATACGAACATTACAACTGTTTCACTCGTGGCTGGAGCAACAGACAACGCAACCAACGTAGTTATCGCGAAGTCATTCATTTTGCTCGCTGTGACGACTGACCGTCCTGCTAGAGTTCGTATGTATCAGACCGCGGCGGCTCGCGCAGCTGATGCTAGTCGTCCAAGTTCTACGCTTCCACTTGCTGGTACTGGCGTCATTTTCGACGGTGTAACAACTGCATTGAATTTGACTATTACGACTAGCCCAGAACCATTCGGGTCAAACGATGACTTGGTTCCGAATACAACGATTTACCTAGCAATTCAGAATCAAAGCGGAAGTACTCACACAGTGAACGTCCAATTTGAATACTTGATAATGGAGTAACGATAATGCCAATTACGACCTTCGACCAGGCACCGGACCAGACCACAGACGCGAATTTCCGTCTTTGGGGTTTGGCTCTTCGTGCCGCTCTTCTCGCAGTCAATTGGATTCGTACAGCGGATACCGGTCAAATAGACTGGACGACTGTTCTTGCTCCTGTCGCCAACTATACGTTTCAGGGCTATGAAATCTGGCGTATGAACGACGCACTTCAGGGAACAACACCACTGTTCATGAAGTTAGAGTACGGCTCAGATAATAACGCCGCTCGTCCTGCGCTTAGAGTTTCGTTCGCTAGTTCTACAGATGGAGCTGGTAATCTAACTGGTGTTGTTTACCTTACTCCGACGCTATTTGGTTGTGGCCAGAACAATGCAACACTATTTCGTAGCTACGTAACTGGTGATGCTAACCGTCTTGCATTTATGTTGTTCCGCGGTACCGCGGGTGGACAGTTCTCGTATCCTGTACTTCTAACTATTGAACGTTCTAAGAATCAGTCCGGTGGCGATTCTGCATCTGGATTCCAGCTTGCACTATTTTCATGGGATAATGCTGTTGTTCAATTCTTGAAAGCAGCAAACCCTCAAACAACGTCAACAGATCGTGAATTAGTCGCAGCAAACGGTACCAACAGTGGTATTGATGGCAATGTAACTGGTTTCACAACTCCAGTCTACTTCTCACCCGCTCCGCAGCAGCCTGGACTTGATATGTTCGGTACTTGCAACAACTCAGACATTGCGGAGTTCACGACGTTGGTGATGAACGTCTATGGCGGTCCGCACACATTTATCGCTTTGGATTTTGCACCCGGGTCTGTGTTTTCAAATGGTGCCGCGATGTGCATCATTCTGTGGGAATAATTAGATGACGTACGAAGTTCCTTTTGGTACAGTAGCACAAAAAATCAACGTATTCATCGTAGCGAATACGTCAGGTAGCACTTCGCCGTTGAATGAAACTGGTCAGATTTTTCCCGCTGGAACTACGGCTGGCTAATGTCGTTCTTCATTCCACCTGATATTTTCGTTATCAGTTCGTCGCCTACAACGACGACTCCTACCTTCGTTCCTCCTCCAGGGCCGCCTGGACCTCCAGGTCCAACGTATGACCAAGGCGACTGGACGTATCGTCTACTTAGCCTGTTTCCGCGTTCATGGGCGTCAGACCAAGCGTTTGCAGTTGGCGGTCTACTGTACTCCGTCTTCAATGCTATCGCCGGTCCGTTTGCTTCCCTCTACGCGATGCTCGCATACGTCAAGCTTCAGACCCGCATCAAGACTGCAACCGATATAAACCTAGACCAAATAAGCTCTGACTTCTTTGGAGGAACGCTGCCACGACTACCTAGTGAAACTGATGACCACTTTCGTATTCGAATCCTCAACGCTTTGCTGGGCAATGCTACCACAAGAGCGGGTATCGCAGCAGCCCTGTCGAATGTAGGCTTTACGTTCAAAATTGTCGAAGACGGCAACGTTAACGACATAATCAGCCTTGGTCGCTCCGGTGGCCTTGGAACATTCGGAGCGCTTGGCGCTCAGCAGCAAGGAAAATCTGCTGTCTATATTACGATTTACAATCCGCTTCCGGCAGGCGAATCGACATTCACTGCCAAGGCACTCATCAATCAGGTCAAGGCCGACGGGCAGCGAGTCTGGCTTGCGTTCGTCTAAGGAATAAAGAATGCTACGACAAACCGTCTACTTCGGACAGCAACTTGCAGATAGCGACGTATTGTCGCTAGAACAGTTTGCCCAGAAGGACCTCGCGCTCTTTATTCTTGACGCCTTTGGTGGTGGTACGTCTCCATTCTACGCAGGCCTAGCAGTCATTCCTGGCTCAGACAATCTTCTCGACCTTGGCATCGGCGCCGGCCGTGTGTACAAAGGTCTACCTGAAGATGGCACTCCATGGGGTTCAATCAGCCATGGAATTTCGGCTGATGCTACGACTGTTCTCAAATTCGGTTCGAACGATGCGCTCCTAGACAATTACCAAGACCCAACGAATTTGTTCGTGTCGCCTGGCGCTGGTTCGAATTATTACTTGTTGGAAGCGACACTCCTCGAGGAAGATACGAACCTCGAGCTATTGACATTCACTGACACCGCTGGCATTTATACAACGCAGTACATGTATCAGAACCGCGTTGTTGCGATTCAGTTCAAAGTCAAAGGACCTTCTACAGTTTCAACTCCGACAGTCGATGCTGGTTATGTAGGCGTCGCAGCTATTACGATTCCTTCTGGCGTTACTCAGATGCTTGCTGGTTACATCAACCAAGCTCCGTATCCGGCGTTCACTGGTTTTGCCACTGTATCAGCGGGCGGCGGTTTCGTTCATCTATCGCCTGGTTCACCAGATATTGGCTTTGTATCAATCACTGGCGCGTACGAGACAGCAGCTGGTGAAATAGACTTCAATAACGCGAATGGTGGTCTACTCGTTTCAGCAGCTACGGCAACGAATCCAGCCTTTACATTCCAGAATAGCGTTGGCGGGTTCGGTGGTGACTTGCTCGATATTTACTTGGGTGCTTCGCTAGTATTCAAGATTCCATTCAGCGGCATTCTGCCAGTTCTATACGGTGGTTCAGGTAACTCCGCGCCGTCACTACTTGCTGGTTATGGTATCAGCATCACTGGTGCATGGCCTAATCAAATTATAACTTTTGCGCCGTCGACTCCTATCACGATTGCAGACGGTGGTACTGGAACCGCTACTCCAGGAATGACAGCCGGCGTAGGTATTGCCATCACTGGTACTTGGCCTAATAACACGATTTCGTTTGCGCCAGGTCTTCCGCTTCCTATCGTCTTCGGCGGTACAGGACAATCGTCTCCAGCATTGACGGCTGGCGCCGGTATCGCTATTACTGGCGTATGGCCAAACAATAATATCGCTCGTTTGAACAATCAAATTGGTGATACGGTTCCTGTGCAAGGAAGTACGCCAGCTAACGTCTCGCATGGCTCTGGACCAATTTCAAGTACGTCTATTGTACTTCCGCCTGGAACATGGCTAGTTCGTCTAATGTGGAATACCTCTGGTCTTTCTGTTACAACGTATATTACGCTTTCGGCTGGTACAGTTACAAGTCAATCTGCAAGCTCTCAGGGCAGCGGTGGTTCTGGTGGTACTTCTTGCGGTGCTCTGTTTGTCTGTCAAGCTGTCGGTGGACAGACGCTTCACTTCACTTTCAACATTACATCAACCGGTGGTGGTTCAGTCGTTAACCCCGGCGCGTACACACTCGACGCAATTCGCATACTCTAAACTGAAAGGAAACTACTATGACTGTTAACAACATGCCCGAGGCACAAAACACCGAACCGGTTATAAAGCCAGTTCGTAAACTAGCTCCATCCGAATACAAAACTCTCGAGGGACTCGTGACCTCGGAGCAACAGGCACAGGTTAAGCTTGCCCGTGTCACCTACGCCGCACACAAGGCGGAGCAGGAGCGAAGAGCTATTTGTGCAGACCTTGACAACATTTCCGCTAACTACCAGAAGTTCCAAGCTGATATTGCTAAGAGCTACGACCTCAAAGGTCCGTTCAGCATTCAACCCGATGGAACAATCACGGAGGCTGTCTCAATTGCCTAGACATAAAGGCGTCAACAAAGCATGGATTGCTCCTACTGGACGCCATCCGTGGACTGTTGAAGTACAAGTTATGAACGGTATATCCATTCGTGGTTCTCAACGCGATGTTGATTATCGCTTGACGATTGCGGTCAGCCCACTTCAAGATACTACTGATGGTCGCGAGTATACTTATAGAGAAAGCGCGAGCCCCCGTTTATCTTCAAGCGTCTCTTACTAAAGAGCAATGCTTAGAAATTGGCAAGGCACTTCTCGCCGCAGGTAAAGCTACGCAACCAGCTATCGTCGCTAGCGACGATTACAACGTAAAGGTGAGAGAATCATGAAACTAATTCACATTACAATCCTCGCGGAGGAACCAATAACTGGGACGCAACTTTCAAACGACGAAATTAGCGCCGCTCTTAAAAGTTTATTTTGGCCTCAATTAGACGTGAAAACTATAACTGTAACGTCAACGTCAGCCTAGGAGAAGAAATATGATTTGCAATGTATTTGACCGATTGAAAGCCAACATCGAGAATAACGCAGGCGAAAGGATTCAAAGTGGCCTTATCGTCGGCGAGGAGCCCGATACATGGTACTGCGAACATGGTCTCATCGCAGCTATTACAACCGATAAGAAGCGTGTCTTTCATGCCGTTGACCCCGCGCTTATAGGTATTGCGTACGAAACAACTAACATCGCGGACGGAGCATAAAAATGATACACAAGCATAAGCTCGTCAAAGTTTCAAGTGCTGGGCGCGGTACATGGAAATGTGTCGGCTGTCCAAAGCTATTTCGTAAGCCATGATAATCACTGACCACTGGAGCGTCACTTCGCCTAAACGCATGCGCGACTATCATATCGAGTTCGCCCTAACCGGCTTTCTTGATAAGGCATTTGCTGACCAACTGTACGGCACTACAAGTGCTACACTGGTTGACTGGGAAAAGCTGAAATCCCTGTTCACTGTTTACAAGAACTTCGACCTTGGTACGCCAACAGGCTATGGCACGTGGCATTTCAACACCGACCCACGTGACCATAGCTCCAACATCGAAATTGCGGCTCTGTGCATGGGTACCGACCCAGCTACAGGCGTTGCTGCTTCAGTCACTGGCCCTTGGGGAACCTGGCCATACTTGAAAGCTCATGCCTGGATGCACGCAGGATGCAACGCCAGAGCCGCTATCCTCAAGAAGATTGACGTCGCAGGTCAGATTCCAATATCATCAGACCCTGGTATTCTGCAGAATCCACCTGTATGGAACCTGTCAACTCACGGCGAACGAGCGTATCAGACACAGGACGAAGGACAAGATTCTATCCCATCTGCCGGATACTTCGCATACTCCGGCGACTCTCAATGCCGTTGGGACTGTGCCGCGCTTGACGAACGCGATGCAAACATGTTGAGCGGACTTATTCCTGCTGAACATGTAATGCAAGCTTCAGCTGGATGGCTTCGCCTTCAAACTCACGTAATCAAGATGATGGACATAGATGGTTCCATCTCGAAGGATATGTGGGGTCTTGACAAAAGTCCTACATGAACATCGTTCAAGCTATCTTCACTGATTGGCCAAAGCGGTTCCGTGCGTGGGCTGACCGAATGACATATTCTAAGCAGACTCGTGAGGATATTGCACACATAGACGAACCCATAGATTCTCCATATTGGAAGGAACGTAACAAACAATGAAATTCGTAGATGTTCTATCAAAGGCTGGTCTCGCGCTGCACTCCGTAGAAGTTACAGTTGGTGGCGCTATTCTGACCATTGCTGGTATTATAGCGCAACCTGCATTTTCCAATGTCGTGCCACAAATATTTACAAATAAGCAAGTTGCAATGGATGTATCATTGTCTTGTATCGTGGCTGGAGCAGTTCTTGGTGTGCTTGGCAAGGCTCCGCAAGCAGACGCAGCTGCTAAAGCTGCGGCACTCGCAGATGCGGCTCTCGTCGCTAAAGCTGTTATCACAGCTACGAAGAAGCCATAATGGACTACGATAGCCCTTCGGAACTCGACATACTCGTCAACGACGGCTGCTAATGATTGCGGCGCTTCTCATACTTGGCTTCCTCGTAACTGGTTGGATGCTCATCAGAGCGACGCAGTTACTATTTACAAAGCGTCCAGACAAGTACTGGTTGGTTTGTATGTGGTTATGGGGCGTTGCAGTAATCACGTGTCTTATCAAAGGAATGGTCTCGTAAACGTCAAAGCGTATCTACGAGCTCAAATCTTCCATGGAGGTATGATATGAACTTTATGAAGGCACTACGTCTCGCACTTGCACTTCTGCCTGTCCTAGCAGCAGATGCCGCAGCGTTGAGCGTACCTGGTGGCGAATCAGCCCCATTCCGCGTCGGCACAGCCAACTATAAGCTTACTCGCGTAAGCTAAATTGGCCACACCCGAAGCTAACCTACGACGTCGAGTCCTTGCAAGCTTGAAAAAGCAGTGTGAGGACTCGATTACACATATCGAGTACTGGTCGAATGCAATGGCCTACTCGTCTGGACTTCCTGACCTCTCGGTACTCGCGTACGGCATGTACTTTGCAGTAGAACTGAAGGCGCCCAATGGCAAACTCTCGCAGCTTCAAAAGAACCGTCTCACTGGTATTGCTCGTTCCGGCAATCTTGCTGGCGTCTTACGTCCTCATCCTAGCAATAAGCGGTACTTCCTCTGGGAAGAAATGCAAACAGATGGTCAGCTACGACCACCTATCGATTTGATGGGACTTTGGTTAGCACAACTCTCGAATACACGCCCACAGGTTCGCTACTAAATCAACTTTCAGTAACGCTGCTCCGTACGCCATCTTGACCATGGTTTCGTAGGCTCTATCCATAACTTGAACCCATAGCAGCGTGTTCGCATGAGAGCGGATTGTCTCTATCTCCACAGCAATCTCCGCATTGCCCACACGCTGCACAAGCCCACTCAATGTTATCGTCTTGTTCTATCTGGCAACCTTCGCATTCATCTGGGTCCAGGCGTTGCTCTTCGCGAACTCGTGCATTGTCCTTAGAATAGTTACCGTCCTCGATTAGACGATATTGCTGCTCGACGCGTTCTGGTCCAACGTAAACTTGGCATTCTATCGTCATTACACGGCAGTCCGCAACATCGTACAGGTCGACCAAAATCGTTTCACGGGTATACCCAGAATTGAGCTCCATTGAGTCTAGACCTGCGAGGCATTGGTCGTCAATTTCAAAGATTTCACCAAGTACCGTACCTTGGTTCCGTCCGGGACGGAAGTATGGATAAGACTCATTGGTGAATAGTCGACCTTCGGTGCGGCCACGACTAAGGAACGTTTGCTTTTCCATACGATGGTAGTTACCTTCGCCGCGCATCAGTGTGCCGTAGGTGAATAGTCTAATCATCGTTTATTCCTTTCGTATATTGCAAGAATGATAAGCGCAACAGCCGAAACTATCGTACCAATCAGTCCTATTGTGAAGGCTACGTCAACTGGTTGCATGTTTGACAACCTTCTTATTAACTGCGCGGCGCTTCTTGGAGGTTTTGCGCTTCTCGAACTTCGAGACGTGCTTGCCCCATTCTTTGTTGAGTTTCGCATTCTCGCTGGACATTTTCTAACTCCTTCGGTGCGTGAACCAATACTTCCCATTTCCACTGGTCGTGCATACTACGAGCTCGACGCATTAACTCGCCATGAGAAGTTGCTGAGTACGGCTATCGGCGCTTCGGTTGGCATTACGATTTCCCTTTCTTAAGTGAATCGACGTAGCACAACTCTCCAGACCTTGGTCCCATGCCAGCAAACTGCACAACGGTGAGACCGTGGCGAAGTGTCTCCACTTCGAGACCTGGAATGTTTACCAGATATTCTACAGCGTCTTGCACTCGTTTGAAACCACCCTTGACACAAAGGAAGTCCGGTTGACGTGGTGTCTCGGATGTTTGTTTGTATCCGATTGCAAATGTGGTATACCACCAACGGGCGTTCCAATCGAAGGTAACCGGTTCTGGTTTGCACTGCGCTGCTGAAGACATGCCTATAACATACCAGGATTTTGCTAGGTTCGGGAACCCTGTAGAATGCGACGTATATCGCATTTGCATTCTAGTGACCTAGGACGCAGGTTTACTCCTCGACGATGCGTGACTCAGGTGGGATAAGATTCATGTCCAGGTTGTCAGGAGAACGCCGATATTTGGCGAACGGAACCTGTTCGGTGGCATTCAGAAGCTTGAGGTGGCATTCAGAAGCTTGAGGTGGCGGGTAACGGTAGGATTTGACCCGCAGACAGGGACAGTGAATGGTTTCACCACCCTGCGGAACCACTCGCCGGTGAACATGGCCAAGGTCTCAAGGTCTTCGTTGACCCATTTCCAAACTGCCGGGTCATTACAACGATAGGCGGTAGTTAACTCCTGTGCTAACTTCTCGGGTCGAACTCCGTATATGCCGTCGCTGCAAACTATAAAGAAAAACGTAGCGACGCAAGTTTGAATCGTACGACGCTGTCCATCTGGACGATTTTCCCATAAGACCCATAAGTTGCCTGTCTCACCATAACGTTCCTGCGTCTTAACCTCACCAGTCCACTTGCGGTCCGGGTCACGCCAAAATCTGAAATCGAAGTCACGGCCATCCTTGCCCATTGCTATGGACGTATGTTCGCAGAACCAGCCTTTGGCTCGCATCGAACGAATGACGCAACGTTCGCCAGGTGCTCCGAAATGTTTGTCGCGATATGGATTGTAAGTCACGCCAATTGCCCCATGTACTCAAGAATACCGAGTGAATCATCAAGATTGAAATCGTGCATGCCAGCATACATAGCTGCGGCAATATCACTTTGAATTTGCTTAATATCTGCTTCAGTTAACGAAGCTTTGTCGAGCAACCGGAGTGCATGGAGCAGATTGCCATCACGACGACCATGAGACATGGCTGTCTCAATCTTGGTTTTGACTTCTAAAACTAAACGATGTGGAATCATAGGACTAATCCTTTGGGTTCGCGCCCATAAAGTTCAAACAGAATTGTTGCAACAGGTGTATCGCTGACTGCGACTCGGACACCCGGTGCATGCCAGAAGATGTTATAGCTATCAAGCTCTTCAGTGCGCTTAGTAAGCATCTCTTCGTTGTCTGTCCATAGAAGGATGCGGTGCGGCTTGCGAGTTAGCTTGTGAGCTGCAATGGCCATACCTAGCTCGGACGCTGAACCGCGACGTCCAGGCAGAATGCCAATGAAGTCATCAGCTTCGGTTACACCACGAACTTCCATAGCTGCGAGGTCTTTGAGAGCTGCGCCTTGACGCATAGCCGTATTATTCCACCACGGATACGTTGGTTCCATGCCTAGGTTCACCAGTGTATCGGCTAACTCGTGAATGAACGATGCTTTGCGAAGGTCGCCAGCAATGTAAAAGCGGCGCGGATTGTTGGAGCAGCGACTTGTGACGATACGTCGCTCCACTGGTCTATGAGATGGCGGATTATTGTCTAAAGCTTCTACTCGCCCGACTGTAAGAACTTCACTCATCTATTTTTACCTTCCTTGGTTTTCGTATCGGCGGCGTTGTAGGCATTGGTACTTCGTAAACTGTAGCGTCGGTTCCTTCGGTTGCTAATTCATTTTCTAAACGAGTCAATATAGCATTAGCCGATGTATTCTCAGTTGTAGTTGGAGTCGCAGCTGCCTGACGGCGAGCCTTAGCATCGGCGCTCAAGCAAACTCGGCACCAGGTATGATTGCAATTTGCGTAGTTGACTCGTGGGTTGGTGAAGCACTTAGTGCAAAGCTTCAGCTCTGTAGAGACAACTGGCTCTACGATGCCGGGTTGACCAGGTGATGCAATTCTGAATTGTCCGCTCATGTTCTAAGCTCTCCTAGAACTTCTTTCATGGCGTCGATGAGCTGACTGCAGCGCATCTTATCCATCGTTTCTGTTTCTTCAACCGCGACCTGTAGCACCGTTTTAGCTTGTGACAGGTGTGGATGGTCCGGTATTATCTTTTCAGTTTTGTAGTAGAACGCAGAAAGGTCTCCAAGCATCTTCTTGAAGAACCACATCTGACGGTCACCAGGCTTTTCAGAGTCCCCGCCGAAATCTAGTGGGTCATCTTCTAGTCCTGAAGCAATTCGATAAGCGTACGAGCCTATCTTCTCGTTAAGTAGTTGTTCGATGTCCCAGCGAATATCGTTGACTTGACTCTCATCAAGGTCTTCAAAGCGGATTGCAATGATTCTCATTCGACGCCCGCTAAAAGTTTTTGCTTTTCATCGAATTGCGATATATGTCTAATTAAACCACGCAGTCTCGGAATACTATCATGAGCAAATCCAAGTGATTTATTACAGTCCTCGCACAGTGGACCACGAATACTTTCTTCAGTTTTACCAAGACTGTGGTCATGGTCAATAACAAGTTTTGGTAATTTCGACTTCCATCGATATCCTGCATGTCGGCCTAATTGACCACATGCGTTACAGCGGTGCCCAGTTGATTTATAAATATCTACTAAACATTTTCGCTTTGTGTTATAGCTAGCGGCGAGCCGTTTCTGTTTCGCAACTCTAATTGAGCGCGGGTTTGCGGCTCTGTGCTTCGCACCAATTCCTTGTTTACATACTTTACAAGAACCATCTTTACCTCCACGACTCGTATATCCTTCATTGTTATGAAATGCAGTTTTCGGCAAATTAAGTTGACACGTATTACAAATTAAATACTTCATGCTACTTTCTCCGTTTCAGCCCAGTTGCCACCAAACTTAGCTTCTACTTTGAACTTGACGTCTTTGAACTCCGGCCACACCGTGAGCGGACCTTCGAGCTGAGTCACAAAGTTTTTAGGTGGAATATTATCTCGCAGACGGAACTTGATTTCGTCGTGGATTGACAGGTTCATCTGTACATCTTCCCACATCTTAAGCTCATTGAAGCGGCAGAACTCCTTGCACTCCTTGTATGCTATGAGCAGCGCGCGTTTCAGCATATCGGAGGCGGTGCCTTGAATCAAAGCGTTGACAGCGATATGACTCGCTTCGGGTGGAACCGTGACCTCGCGGCCAAACTTCGTGACTACGTACCCACGACCCTTGTACGCGGGATACTTCGGGTCCACAGGTCTGCTACGCGTCTTAACAACCCCAATGACTTCGTTTTTGAACTCCTTAGACGCTGGGATAGCTGTATAATACGCGTCGATGAGAGCTTTTGCGAGGAAGCGGTGCGGCAACGCCATCATCTCTTCGTCTCGCGCAGCTTCAGGCCGAAGCTCGCACAAGGCATGCGCCGCTTCTTCGATTGGAAGTGGGTCGGACGCTGCTGCGCCGAACGCCAAGGCTTCGTACACTCGATTCTGTCCGCCGCCATACAAGATGGTGAAGCTCATAGTCTTACCAAAGTCGCGCTGCAGCTTCGTAACGACTTCTTGAGCAATTCCGTACATAAGCGAGGTGACATACTTGTGCGGGTCACCGCCTTCGTTGAAGGTCTTGATGAGACCCGCGTCTTTCGAGAAGTCTGCAAAAATGCGCATCTCAATAGCCGAGTAGTCGATGTAAAGTGATATGTACCCACCGGCGGCACGGAAGATACGACGACACTGGGCCCAAGGCTTCGCTGGGTCGTATCGCGGGATATTCTGAAGTGCAGGAGCCACGGCTGAGAACCGACCTGTCTTAGCTCCGTCTTGCTTCATATCGCAGTAAACCTTACCGTTTATGCAGAACGCTGACAGTTCGTTGAGTTTCGAGTGTGCCTTGTTCCACCAGCGCCAGTGCAGCAGAACGTCAGATACTTCTTTGTTTTTCAAGGAGCGGAGCGAAAGTTCGTCAGTGGACGGTTCACCTGAATCAGTCTTGAATTTGACTTCTTCTCGAAGACCCGCTGGGTCTGTGTACAGATAACGTCTCAGTTCGACGGGCTTATTCGGGTCAGCGTCAGTGAACGTAGCGAGCTTGTCGCGCCATACGCTGCGCTGCTCTTCAGCTTCAAGCAGTTGACGCTTAAGTTCGACTTCATCGATGTCTTCGCCAGCCTTCTCCATTTGAATAAGCAGTGGAAGAAGTTTGAGTTCGATTTCATAGTTTTCGCGAAGTTTGTCGCTCTTAGTTACCCAAGCAGCTTCAAGAGCGTCGTCCATTAGAAGTGTCAGAATGACGTCCTGCGTCGCGTACGGCTCCATGATTTCAGGAGGTACGTCTTTGAATGTTACAGGTTTACCCATCATCCACTTGCCACGGCCAACTCGAGTACGGCGCTCAGAGCGAATCCGTGTCATAGCTTGCTCAACGCGTTTCTGTGGCCCATCAACGTCTAGGTCAGTGACGAAATCCTTGGACGCAATCTTCAACGCTTTGCGCTTGCCTGGGTACAGGATGGAGTACGAAAGCATGGTATCTTGGATACGAATGCGTGGCTCAACTAAATTGTCGTAATCCCCGCCTGGAATCCAGTCGCACCCTGGCCAACAACGAAGCATGTGCAGGTCGAACTTAGCATTGTGAAACAGGAAGTATGGCTCTTCAAGATTCCACGCGCCTTCGAGAACTCGCTTCGCAGTCTCCGGTTTATACGTTATGTACGCCGTCGAGGAACTTGCAGCGAATTGGCACATAAACGGATGGTCGCCGAGTGACCATCGTAGACCTGCGTACTTCTCTTTGAGGATGAGCGGACGGTCACCGAATGTCTCGGTGTCAACTGCGATACGGCCGCAGACACGAACGTCCTTAAGAAGAGTGTCGACTAGTTCTGGACTTGAGTCGAGGTTGAATCGATTGTAGGTTCGCATGAACTTCCTTCGTCGTTGGTGACGATGCCCTCGCCATGTAGTGGCGAACCGGTTGAGGTGTAGAGTCTCATAGCAGGCTTTGGCCATCCGATGCCATGTCCGTGCTTTTTCATCCACTGATACCCGTAAGGCATTATACCACCAACGAGCATGCTTACGTGACCCCTGATGCCATCTTCGCTGAGAACTTCAATTGGTAGGTCGCCCACAATTACGCCGTATGCCAAACCATCGAGAACTTCTGGCAGGGCGTTCTTGCCCGGAGGTGGCGTCACCATCGATGTTATCCCACCAATATGCGAGTCCGCCAAGCCGCCGTCGATGAACTTCTGCGCTGCTTCCACATCTCTCCGATATAGGTGCAACGACGCAACATGATGTGTGTACGAGCCGAACGGTATGCTGAGGTATGCCGAGAGCATCTGACCCCAGAACGAAAATTGCATCAGGTCGAGAGGTAGTCCTAGCCACGCGTCGTTCGAACGCATCGTGACAAATTGATGCAGCCATCCGTCCCGAATCAAGAATTGACTTGATACTAGACAAGGCGGTGTGCCGGCGAGTCCACCATATTCTAGCGCGTCTCCGGTTACGACGCTGATGTTCGCTCGGCGACTGCCTGAGTCTTGGAGCAACTCGCGCATAACCCAACGCATTTGAGGATTCGAATACGGACCGTATGCCCATGTTGCTTCATCCCTATTCCACTCGTCCTGGTCTTGGACGAAGTTCTCAATCTTGCTATTAAACAGCTTGAGAGCATAAAGCTCACGAGTATCAGTTAAGTTCCAGATGGACTCCATAAGATTGTAGGCATAGTTGAACTTGCGAGTTGGCGACGCGACCAGATTGCACGCCGGTGAGTGCATGATAAGCGTTGTTCCACGCATTTCAGAGAGTGTGCCCTTATTACCTGGCGGATACTTCTCGCTGAGCAACTCGACAAGGACGTCGCGCATTAGATGCGCAGCGCCCGATGACGAGAATACTCGAGGAGCGTATTGCATTTAGAGCAATGCCGCCGGGTCAACTCCTTGAGCGACGGGGTCGTCTTCGGTTGGTCGGCTAACTTCTGTTGTCGTAGCTTCGTTGTCATGAAGCACATCGTAAGCTAGGTCAAACGGAATGTCTGCAGTTAGGATAGCTTCATTGATTGCTGATTCGTAGCGCTGCAAGAAACCATCTGGGCTATACGTACCTGAATCGTAGATGAGTACGCGACGAAAATTGGACGACTCGTAGATGCTCTCAAAGATGCCACGATAGTTATTGGCCGCGATAAGAATCTTATCGAGAGTCAAGAACTCGTCACCACGAGCATTGTAGCGCTGCTCGATTGTTTCATCGGTTGGGTCTGCAAAAACGATATACGATTGGCTCAGCGTCAAATATTTGAGCCAGCACTCAAGCTCTTGTTGTGTTGTTTGCGGTTCACGCGGCCAGAATGACCGATACGCAAAATCACCGAGAGCCATGCGGTCTACGATGAGGTTATTCGGATTGCCGAGGATTACCTTAGCAACGTTTGCGAAGTCTCGCTCGCCGTCCTTAGGCGCGGACATGTGGACCATTTCAACGCCATACGTCTTCGCGAGCATTGCACCAAGAGTTGTTTTACCGGCTAAATCGCCGCCTTCTAATACTAACATTAGTGGTCTACCCCGTCTTCGTAGCAAGCGGTATGATGCAAACAGTCGCCAAAATTAACGAATAACGCGTTTGCCAAGGCGACTCGCTTACTTTTACCGTCGTCACGGTCAAAGTCATACGGGTCGCATCCAGGGCCACCATCGTTGTCACGACGAAAATCGCACATAGCAACTAAATGAATAATTGTCTTGGATGGTCGTTGATGAACAGCGCGGAGTAAATACATAACGTTTTTACTTTGTCTTGTCTGAGTCGAACACACAAGACCTGCAGACGCATACGCTAAGGCTCGTGTTAAATCGCACGGCCCAAACTCGAATACTAAATCAACTGGTGACATTGTTTTGCATTTCCTTTACAAGTTCGCGCTCCGCTTGAGCAACGATAATTTCCTTGATACGAGGTTTTACCCAACCTGGCGGCTTTATGCCACCACCTTTACCGTCACCGCGACCCATTGTACCAGGTGCTGCTTTCAATTTCTCACGATTCGACGCATGGACCTCATCAAAAGCTGCGGTGATATCGATTCCATGGCGAAGGCCAATGCCAATGGCGACGTAGATGACGTCACATAGCGCGTCAATAGATTCAACAATATCGCCCTGGCGCATAGCTTCGACCAATTCGAAGTACTCTGACCCGATAGATGCGATTTCATCGAGACGTTCCTGGGCTGAGAGTTGATGTAGCGACTTAGGTGGTGGAGAAGGCAGATGGTTCTCGTGGAACTCACGGACCATCTGCACCCATGGATTCGAAGGAAGCGCCGCTAAGTCGTTAAGAGTTTTTCTGACCAATTGTCCAGATGCCTTTCACAATGAATGTCAAGAGCATGACGCACACTGTCAATCGCACGCCGTATTCAAACGACATTGGAACCGGCGATGCTAGGTGCAGAAGATACCCGTCGAGTGATACGCCCGCCACAACGATGGCAAGTACGACTAGAATAGCTCCAAGACCGAGAATTAGTTTCATCAACACGTTAGAACTCTTCACTTTCTGCATGAACGTCGGCTGGACGGTCAACGCCTTCTTCAGGTGTCTCGTCTGCCACTGTGACAATCATGCGGTCAAAGGCGTCTTTCATCTGAGCGTAGGTCTCCTTCAGATAACCAAACACCTCTTTGGATTCGATATACCCTACACGCTCGATGACGGGCATGTAGTATGTACCCTTGTCGTTTTGCTCCTTCTTCGTTGAAAGCTTATAGAGCGACGACCACAGCGGCATCTTCTTACCGTTCAAGCGAAGAGCGATGGCTGCGGATAGGAACTTGTTGACGGGCTGAATGCTAGCACGCTTGCCGCTGTAAACAGCTGGCACTGAGTCGCCGAGCGAAGCGGGGTCGTTGAACGGGATGAGTAGGATGTTCTTGAACTGCGTGCAACGCGGCGCCTTGTCCTCGTGCCACTTAGCCATCGGACACATTGCGCAGTTGCCGCCAGCGTGAGCGACGTCTTTATTAGTTCCGTGGATACCGTCTCGTGCCTGGCATTCGATTTCGCTGTTAAGCTCCTTCGAAGCCCACTGTGTGCGAGAAGTCCAGTACAAGAGTGGATACATGAAGCACTCTTTGCCATAGTTGTCACCAGTCAATAGGTTGACGATTTCACCAGCGCGTGCCTTGTTATCGGTCACAAGTGGTGACATAGGTTGAAGAACTGCGAGACGTGGAAGCTGGATTTCGTCAGCGCCAACGTTCTCAAGTCCTTGTGCGCCTTCTTGCCCGAGCATTTCGGCGATTTCAGCATTCGCCAAAGCTGCACCAGGACGCACAGCGAGGTTTTCGTTATTTCTAGTCATTACGGTTTACTCCTTTGATATGTAAGTTCGTCGTGAATGTGTCTTTTAATTGCGGATAGAAGTGTGAAACGATTTTATCAGATAGTGACTCAGCGATTTGATACTCTGTTGGGTAGAAGATAATGGTTGCGACGACTGCGTAAAACACCAGCAGTACGTAGATGACAGGATTCAGCCGAATCTTCATAGATGTACACCGCGAGCGACTTGATTTTGATAATAGCACAGTTTTCTCTCGGCATCTTTAGGAAATTCTACTTCGAACTCTATACAGGCTTCTTTCCATTTAGAAAGCTGGTCTATATAGTCTACGTAATCCGGACCATCACATTCAGATACCCATTCGCCGTCGTATATGGTTCTGAACAAATTACCTGCTTTAGGTAAATGTATTGCGAGCACGTTGCCGGTATCTTCAACAATTATAGGACGCGAACAGTCGCAGTATTCGTCATCGCAATGCCACATGTACGTCGAACGGTCACCTTTCATTTGCGTAGTGCCACGTTTTTCTGCTCGTAAATCTTAATGACTGCCTCTGGCGGAAGGTCGAGTCCACCTTCGCGACGCTCCTTCAAATACGCCTTCAACGTTTGTGGGTTTACAGCGTGTTTGATAAGAGCATCTTCACCGCGGTCAGCAAGCCACTTATTCAAACCTTCATTGTCGACGACAGTGCAATACAAGTCCTCTTTCGAGTAGACCATGCCAACACCGGTGACGCGCATATTCGTAATGCCGCGAGCTTCGAACACAGTTGTGATGCGAAGTCTAAGCGTCTCAAGCTCTTTGTTGCAGACTTTAAGGTCCAACTCCAACTGAGACTTCTTAGTTTTTGCAGCCTTCAATGCTACGAGGTCGGCGTGCAGTGCCGGTTCGTTAGTTGGGTCGACGTCAAGTGGAGCTTCTTCCTCGACTTCATCTGCAAGGTCGAATGCTTGGTCTGGGAACTCTCCGGTTACGTCTAAGACTTGCTCCGTCATATAGTCTCGATTAGTATCCACGCGCCACTGCTCCAGAGATTCGGCGAGCTACATATTCGCCCTTCTTGACGTTGTAGATGAGAACATTGATGGTCTTAAACTTAAACGTCTCCTTAAGTACACCCATAGCAATCATCGCGATGACGGGTGAACCGGAGATGAGGATGTAATCGTCTTGTTGGAAATCGTGGAGCTTCTTCGCAATGTCGTAAGCAAGTCGGTCTGGGTAGAAGATATTGACGGAACCTTCGGTGAGAAAAATAACTGGTTCGTCGGTGAAGCGTTCGGCGTCAGAAATATCGTGCCCAAGATAGTTAAGGGCATAGACCCTCGGTTTCATAATTTACTCTTTTCAAGACCAGACTTAGTAGGACTTGATTGCTGCCAGAAACTTAACGAACATTTTTGCATTGTATTCTGGCTAGGACGTTGATGATTTTAGCGTTAGTCGCCATGAATCCAAACAACGTGTACGCGGTTAAGCTTTTCACTGGTTTATCATACCTCAATTGTGGCGATTTGTAAACATTACAATCAACCTAGTAGTTTCTTCAAATCGTTCAAAGTTCGCACAGCAAACCCTGTCTTCTCACGATTACTGCTTATGATTTTGCCGTCAACAGAAGCCCTAGCTTCAAAATCATAATAGGTCACAGCGCGAGTTTGTCCGATGCGATGGATGCGGTCAAGAGCTTGCATTCGATGTTCGCCGTTGAACGAATGTGAATAGAAGACACAATAGTCTGCAGCAGTCAGCGTAATGCCGACTCCAAGTTGAATATTGCCTACGAGAACGCGAACTCCTGGACGCGATTGAAACAGAGTAACGATATTGTGAGCGTCATGCGACGTTCTTCCATCGAGGCGGACCGGATTCAGGCCCATTTCATTGCAAAGAGCCATGATGTTGTCTACGTCTCGAGTGAAGCGAGCCCAAATGACGACCTTATGGTCGCCAATTGTCTCAGTCAAGTTAGGTAGCATTTCGCGAAGCATATCTATCTTGCATGACGCAATGTTAACCTCGCGACCATCGTCGGTCTTAACGAAGCCGGACGTCACCTGTTGAAGTCGAGTCTGAAGTGTCACAGCCATATCGGCAGACACGAATCCTCGCTTATCGAGTAGGTCTTCGTGCTTCAACGGCACGATGCCAAATGTATCGAGGACCGCACGACTATACATAGGCACCGGCACATCGTCAATCGCTGCAATCATATCGTTGCGGAGAGCCGCGTAAATATGGGCCTGAGGCGGAAGCATATCTATGCGAACTTCCTTGAAAAGCTGAGGTGGAAGGTCAAGACAATCAACCTTCATCGCCATCTGACTGAACTTCGCCATCTGCTCCGTCACCATGCGAGTACGGTCATCAGGGAACTCATATATCTTAGCGCGGTACCCAAGGCGTGGATGCGGTGTCACGATTGCAACCGACTTCTCATAGGATGTGTATGACCCGAATCCTAGCACATGTTGCTTAAAATCTTTGATGCTATCGGTTGGGCACAGAACGTCTGTTTGAGACCAGAGGTCGAGAATGTTCTTCGTGATGGGCGTGCCAGTCATAACGATGATGTGGCCACATTGCTTTCGGCCCGTCAGCATCGACTCCATCTGCGCTCGCTTCTTAATGCTAAGAGCGATTTTGCGACAAGCCTGCGATTGGGCACTGCGGCGGTTCTTAATGCGTTGAGATTCGTCAAAAATGATTACGTTAACTTCGCAGTCCTTAAGCTCCTCGGCAAGCCCACGCGTCGCTTCATAGTTAACGACGAGAATATCCCAATTGCCAGAAGCAATTATCTGCTGACGCTGTTTCTTAGAACCTTCAAGACGGACAGCTCGTAGTGGTGAACCCCACTTGGCGAACTCGTCACAGACTACTCCGGTGCATTGATTCATAGTCACCCAGATAGCGCGCATGCCCCACTTCTCGAGTAGCTCGATGACGATTAAACTCTTGCCGGTACCAGTCTCGCAAGACAAATACGTATACGCTCGCTTCTCAGCGAACGAGGTGATACGAATTTGATGAGCGAAGAGGTTACGGGATGAGGACATGCGACAATTGGATTCCTGCAGCTGCGGCTAAAGCCTTAGATGGTTCTGTCTTGCGGAACCATTCAGCGAATACGATACGCTTGATGCCCGCGGTGACGGCGAGTCTCATGCAATTGAGGCAGGGACTCACGGTGGAGTAGAGCGTCGCTCCGTCAGCTCGTTCGCCCGCAACCATTAGTGCATTGGACTCAGCGTGTTCTGCGTTAGCACAATGTCCACCTACTAAATGTGGGTCGTCTTGTGCATGGCCATTATACAAATCGTGATGACAATGCTCAAGGCTTCTGGGTGCGCCGTTGTATCCCGTCGAGATGATACGACAACCTTTGACAACTGCAGCACCAACTTGGAGTCGCTGACATGTACCACGCTCCTTCATGATTTCGCAAACCCTAAGAAACGTTTCGTCCCATGATGGTCTCATCGTTTTCTCCGTTCTGCACAAACTTTGCAAACAACACGTCGTTTATGCCCCTTGAAGTGAACACGGCAATAACAACATTCGCACTCATAGTTCCCGTTTTCATGAGAATAATCTTCAGGCCAATCGCACGATCGAATATTATCAGGTCGAGGCATTAGAAGCTCTGCTCCTCTTCAAGATTAGCTGCAACCTGTTCGT